CGAACAAGTGCAAACTGATTTGGAAAACGAAGGTTACTCGGTTCAATCGGTTGTTATTCCAGCTGCAAGTAAAAATGCTCCACACAGACGAGACAGAGTTTGGATTATTGCACACTCCAACATCAGCAGCCAACCAAATGAGTCCGAGTATTTCGCAAAGAGACAAGGGGAGTGGGGGTCTGTGGCCGACTCCAAGAGCATCATCAAGAATGGCATACGCAGAGAAACCAACGAAGTCGCAGATAGAGGGAACACATGGTTGGAACTTGAACGCCGCAGTGACAGACAGCTTATCGAGAAAACCAAAAAGAATGTGGCCAACACCATCAACAAGAGATCACAAGGGGGGTTACGAAAGGGGAAGGATAAGAAATGGAAAAATCAGTTACGACACACTAGATGTAGCAGTTCAGTATTTGAGCAACAAAGAAAAGAAACCACAACAACTGAACGCAGAATGGGTTACATGGCTGATGGGTTATCCGAAGCATTATCTGGACATTTCTCCGAAGAACCAAAAGACATCCCAAGAGTTGCCCAAAACCAAAAAGACAGGACAAAAAAGTTGATGGCGTTAGGGAATAGTATTGTGCCACAGGTTGCAGCAGAATTATTTTATGCGATTAAGATTACAGAGTATGGCGAATAGTAGAGATAAAGGTGCAGCTTTTGAGAGAAAGATTTGCTCTCTCATCAAAGATGCTCTTGGTTATGATGCTAGGAGAAACTTAGATCAGTATCAAGTTGGCGGTGCTGATATAGAAATACCTGGTTGGAGTATCGAATGTAAAGCCTATCAAAAAGGTACGATATTTAAAAGTAGCTGGTGGGAACAATGCAAAAACAATGCTAACGATAAAAGACCAGTATTGATTTATAAATTTAATAATCATCCAATAAAATGTGTTATACAATTAGAAGTTATTAAAAAAGATTTTTCTGCGGGTAAAGACTTTATTTGCGAAGTAGATTTTGATACTTGGTGTTATATTGTAAGAGAAACTATATGAAAAATAAACCTCTAACTGATAGGAAATTATTAGAAAAATACGCAAAACTTTATAATACCAAAGAAAAATATCTGGAAGCTGTATCTAACTTGCCTACTATCAGTAGCATTTTAAAATCAAATTCTAAAATGGCAAAACTTACTTTAGAGGGTTACTGGGTTTACTTTAATGATTTAAGTTATGGCGAGAAAATGGGAAACAATGCTGAAACTTTTGTGCAAGGTTACGTTATTAGGAACATGAGAAAATGAATAGAAAAGAATTATTATCAGAAGCTACAAAAATAGTTGCCAGTCGAGGCAAGGATTATGGCGATATCAAAACAAATCATAAACGTATAGCTGATTTATGGTCTGTTATACTGGAAAAAGAAATAAAACCTACTGATGTTGCTATGTGTATGATAGCCGTGAAGATGGCAAGATTGATTGAAACTCCTGAACATCAAGATTCATGGGTAGATATCGCTGGGTACGCAGCGACAGGAAGTGAATGTAAAAAAACTTGATTTTGCTTTCTCATTATGGCAGTATTAATTTACAGAGTGATTACTCCACTTTGTTGTTGTGATGAAATATGAGAGAGATATTTTTCTCTCTCATTTTTTTTTAATCCTCTGTTTTTTTAGTCCTCTTTTTCAACAACACTACGGCACAATGGACACATAAAAACATTTTTTAATTCAGTTTTTATTAAGGCTATTTTACAGCGTATACATAAAATCATTTTCTTTCATCCAACATATTGTATAATATATACTGTATAATATATATTATATAATATATACTGTATAATATATATTATAATATATATATTACTATAATATTATAAGATACTTAATTTATTTAAAAGATATTACTTGAGTATATTATAGTAATATATATTACAATATATGTTTATTTCTCGTCCTGGTAGATTCTATTGATAAGAATGGAAAGAGTTTTACTTATTTCTCTCTCTCCTCTTTCATGCCTAGATACAGATATTTTATTTATACCTAGCATTTTTCCAAACTCTTCTTGCGAATATTGCAAATATTTTCTTATTTGTTTGTACTGCTCTTTGGTTAGTGTTTAATCATTTTTTCTCCTGGTATTATTTTTATTAAAGTAAATTCATTATTATACAGGCCGAAACTATTATATGTTGTTTAATAACGATTTAAGCACCCTGTAGGGGTGTATTTAGGTAGTATTGGTATGATACTACCTAAAATTAGTTAAAGCCTGTTGTTAGGCAATTATTAGAAAATATAAAATTGTGATAATAAAGACACACAAAAAAGTAATTTCTATTATTAAATTAAACATATTTCTTTTATGTAATTCTTTACTTGCATTATCTATATGTAATTTTAAAAATCTATTCATTTAAATCTCTTTCTTTTTAGTTAAATTCTTATCGTTTTCTCATGTTACCAATAATATAATCAACCTCTTTGTCTTTGGTTTCAATTTTCATAAAATCTTCCCCAAAAGCATAATTAAAAACTTTTATTGCAGTTTCTTCATTAACAAAACTTATTAATTTATTATCTAATATTGCAATTATTTGTTTCTCACTAATTTTTTTATTCATAATATTCTCCGATTATTGTTTGTTGTTGTTATTCCGCATTTCTTACAAGCTCAACCATTTCATCAAATGAGTTAGTTAAACCTATATCTTTTAAATATTCTCCATGTTTGTTTAATTTCACTATTGAATACTTGTAATCAATGCTTTCAATCTTGATGCTTTCATCTTCAAGATCAAAAAAGAATATTTGAATATTACCTTTTTTATTTTTGTAAGATGGTGCAAGGTCATTGTTGTATGTTGAATTAACAAAACCTAACTTTGTAAGATCTTTAATATCACAATTCATGTTATAGTTGTCATTCCATACAAACTTGATTTTAGATTGTTTCATTGTTAAAGTCCTTCCGATACTTCATTTAAATAATAAAAGTTTTTATTGTCTCTTGGATAAAAATTGTCTTTTCTAATTGTTTGAAAATTAATTTTTATTTTTTTACTTTTTAAAAGTTTAACTAATTTGTTAGCGTCGCAATCTTCTTCAAGATATACACATGCATTACTTGGATTATAAAAACTAAAATTAGAAAATTCATTTAATTTAATATTAAAGCCTTTTAAGTCATAATAAGATATTTTTATATAACCATGGCCAGCCGTAACTATGTAAGGTATAGTTATTGTCTTAATATAATCGTTTGTTGTTTGCATTGTTTAAACTCCTTTGTTGTTGTTGTGATTTACTCAAGTAAATCTCAAAAGCTTGGCATTGATCCAAGCTTTCAAGGCTTACTAGAATTGTTGTATTATAAAGCTTTCTTTATCTATTTTTATAACTGTTGTTACTTTCTCTATATCTTCAATGGTTTCAAATTCTTCTCCGTAATCAATTTGAAATTGCTCTAAATTTTGATATTCTGAATACTCACAACAAAATGCTATATAATCCATCTCAACATCTTCTCCAACATCTTCGCTATATTGCCATAAATAATTATAAAGTTTCTCTAACCCTTTGTAGGAAAAAGCATTATTGTATTGATCTGATTTATAAAAGTAATCTCTAAACTTAGATAACGATATTGTGCTTGTGATTGCCATTTTTTATTTCTCCTGAAAATTAACAGTTTCTAAAATCTCTTTTGCCTTTTGGAAAGTATTAGAAAATTTATTTATGTCATTCATGTAAAAACCTCCTTTGACACCATTTCCTTTATCAAAGTATTTTCTTTCATGTTTTGATATTCCAATAAGTTTATTTCCATTATATCTTCCAACATAATCAAGATAATAATCCCAAGAAAAATCTGAATGTTCTAAAGTTCTTTTTTCTTCTTTTATTCTTATTCTTTTAAATTTTAACATTTTTTATATCTCCTATTTGTTGTTGTTGGTTTCTTTATATACCAATGGTTTATACATGTCAACAAATAATTATATTTTTTTTAAAATAGTTTGTAATTTTATATTTTTATATGTACATATTGATACAATACATACAGCAATATAAGGTAAGATGAGAATATACACCTCTTGATTAAATCTACCAGGATGAGAAATAAAAATATGATGGACATAAAACAAAATAAAATAAATATTAATTACAAAAATATTGTGTTGTTTGTGTGCAACAAATATATTTGGGTGGGCGGGCGTTTGCCAGGCGGGCACCCCCCCACGCACGCCTGCCCAGACTATATATGTATTAATAACACCATAGAAACACACACATGCCACTAAGCAAATATAAAAAGAATAAGATAGTAACAAAGATCACAGACGGATATAGTTTATATCAAGCATGTAAAGACGAGAAGGTGAGTCGTGCCACTTTTTATCGTCATATGGACAAAGACGAAGTTTTAAAGGGTGTAGTACGCACAGCACAGAAACAGGCTGCTGAGAAAGCATTAGAAGAGTTAGAAGGCATGTTTCAAGATACATTACACAAAAGAAAGATGTATGACCCTAACTTGTTAAGAGATTATGCAACACATATAAGGTGGAAAGTGCAAAAGGTTTTACCTGAGAGATTTGGTGAGGCAAAGCAACGTGCTGGTGTTGAGGTAAGTGATGGTACTTTGAGAGTAGTATGGGAAACAACAGATGCAAATAAAGATACCATATAAACCGAGAAATTTACAGGCTGAGATGCACAGAGATTTAAAGCGTTGGAATGTGCTTGTGATGCACCGAAGGTTTGGCAAGACTGTGTTTGCGGTCAATCACATGATAAAACATGCTTTAACTTGCCCTTTACCACGGCCGAGAGTTGCTTTAGTTGCTCCTACTTTCAGTCAAGCGAAGAGAATTAGTTGGGATTATGTAAAATATTATGCTGGTGTTATAC